GGTAAATCATTTAAATCAAATGCTGTGTTATTGAGTGTTAAAATTTTCATTGTTGTTTTTCCTTGAATGCTACTGTATCACTTTTATGCTTTATTAAGGTATAACCTAAACTTTGAAGCCAAAGTATAATAATATCGTTTTCGTTCCTTTTGTTTTCGAACATAATTACAGGTTCGTATTTTTTAATAGTTTCTAGTGAGCCCATAATAACTTCTTGCTCGCCTTCTTCTACATCAATCTTTATAAAATCAACATCGGTAAAATTAAAATCGTCTAGTCGTTTAACTTCGACTTCAAAAATGTCACCTATCCAGTTCAAGTTTCTTCTAATGGCGATTGAACCGTCGGATGCTGGCTGACCTGTAGGAACTATTAAATTAGTTTTGTGTTCTTCTTTTCCTAATGCAATATTATATGTTTGTATTTTTTTATTTTCTTTTAGTATATTAAAACTATTTGGATTAGGTTCAAATGCTATAACTGTGTCGAATTCATCCAAGAAAGGAAGAGATGTTTCTCCGATATACGCACCGATATCAATATATGTCCTTTTACTTTTTAAAAAAGGAAATACCCATTCTCTTATCTTTCTTTCGCTCATGTATTGACCTTAGTTAATGTAAATGGATATTTCGCTTCCTTGTAATACTTCTTGCGTTCAGTGAGATGGCGCTTGGCGTATTTGCAGGAAGATGTGATATCCCAGATTTGGACGAAGTCTTTATCTTCCGCTTTTCTAATGCCTCGTCCAATGCTTTGTATAACGCGGACAAAGCTCTTTCCGGGCTCAAGAAGAACCAAATTAAAAATCCTTGGAATATTAATACCCACAGCGGCCACACCATAAGTCGCCACAATAATCTTGTTATCACTTGTTTTAATTTCGTCATACTCTTCTTTCCTGTCATCTAACTTAACAGCACCACTGATGAAAACTGCATCTGGAATTCTTTTAATCAGTTTATTTCCTGTGTCAATTCTATTAACCAATACCAATGTATTTCCTGTGCTACCTATTGTTTTTATTTTATTAGATATCCAATCTAAGCGATTATCATCTGTAACTAACCAGGTATATTCTTCAGCATACGTTCTAAATACTTGAATGTCGTTGGTTTGTAGAATTTGTATATCTAATCTTGCCAACACATCCTTCTGCTGTAAATCATGTGCCGAAACTTGATTGATCACTGGTCCAATGCTGGCAAGCAAACTTTGAAACTCCCATTTTTCTTTAGGTATAGTTCCAGTTAATCCCCATCGAATAGCACAATTACGAAAATTTAAAGTAGCCAGTCTCATTAATACATCTGCTTTAGCTTGGTGGACTTCGTCAATAATGATTGCACAAACTCCTTCACAAAACTCTGCTAGTGTTAGTGTATCAGAATCATAGCTTTTCTTTTCCAACACGTTAAGACTTTGCCAAGTGCAGATTGTATGGGTTTTGTTTAATTCTTTTCGATCACCGAAATATACACCTACATCTAATCCTAAATTTTTGTAGTCTTCTTCAGTTTGAACAACAAGCGATTTATTCGGAACAATAACCATCGTGCGACCATACGGTTCACAAAGATGCGATAACGTCGCCGTAGTAATAGTTTTACCTGCACCAGTAGCTACCTCCTGTAACGATTGTGGATTCTCTAAAAACTTATTAACAACATCATATTGATAGTCTCGCAACACGATGGGCTTGCCGGCTTCCGGATGACCCTTAGGCCAAGTCTTGCCTTGATCGGCCCAATAATTTTCTCCTATAGGAGAAAATTTAAATGACTGATGCTGCCTTAAATCGTCAACATCAATGTCGTAACCAGAGTCTTCGATAATAGGAAGTATAACATCTAGGTGTGCTAGATATCCTGTGCCACCGATGCCAAAGAATGTCTTAGTTCCGTCCCACCGACCTAATTTGTAAGCAGGCATATGGCGAGCGTAAGGAAGATCGTATTTGAGTGCGTTAACTATCTTACGTCTTGTTTCAACGCTAAGTCCGTCTACCTTAATATTGACTTCGTCTTTTATAATTAATTTACAGGTTGACAATTTTTTGTTCCTTATCCTGAGATGGCTTTATATCTCCTATATAGATAACACAAGGATGACTATTAAACCAATCTCTGGAAATTTGGTTAGTCGATGGATATAAATTGTTACTTGCTAATATTTTAACAGAATCTGATTCTTTAAACAACCACTTGGCAGGTTTGTGATTAAAGATTAAAATTTTTCCGTTATCGACTTTTCCGCCGAAACCGTTTTCTTTAATCCACGAATTCAATTCTGGATTTTCTGTTTTATCGGCACGAAAACAAACCTTAATTTCAGCTCTCGGAATGCCAACTTCTTCGATGTCCGACGTGAATTTTTCTAACCACTCTAAAGTTCTGCCAACACGATCTAATACTACACAAACTCTTCCGTCGACTTGTTTACAAACTTCTAAAAATTCTTTATTAGTTTTAACCCAGAAAGAATTAGAATCAGAACTGGCGATTTTTTCGATGGAATTTTCTGGATTTTTTGACAAGATATATCCCATGTCTTTAGCCAGCAGCAGATC